AGTTTCCCAACCTGCAAGTTGATTCTCGAACCTGTCCACAAATGGTGTGCAGTTGATATTGGTGTCTATGTCTACGTTGTTTATATCTATTTTCCTGTTTATGATGTCCGCAGCAATTTGTAGCCTGACCAACAGGTCACTAAGCACGTCCATTTTGTTGTCTATACCCTCGAATGGAATGGCTTGGTCACGCAGATCCTTTTTGTTGAAATCTACAATGTCTAAGACAGCAATGTTCATGTTGTAAGTGATTGTGCGCTCTCCAATAGTTGCTGTAGCAGGTGTGATATGTGCTAATGGGAATATGGTCTGCCTAGCAAGATCAACGTCCTCAATACTGCCATGAGTAATGGTAGAAAATCCTACCCTGCTGTCCTTAAGGATGTCGTAAAGAATATCTGTGATTTCGTAGTATGTCATTTTCTCTTCGCTATGGTTTCATTTAATTGCTGTAGGTCTGCTTCATATGCAAGCCAATAGAGGCAAGTGTGTAAGGATATACTTGTGACCTGTTCAATTCTACGGATATCTCCTTGAGTGAGTCCGTAAAGTGTGCTAAACCAAGACCATTTTTTAGCAAATGTTCTTTCAGCACCTCGTCCTTCTCCACCTGCTTCAAAGACTTCAGGGTATCTAGAAGTAAGTCGCTCCCTAAATTCCAAAAAAAAACAACCGCACCTAGAGCCACTCCTAAAGGCATCTGCTTGTATTGTGACGCATTATCATAGCCCTTGTAGTTCTCTATGTCGTATCTGTTCCCAAACGTCTTTAGAAGCGGTCTATACAAGATGCACATAAGTTTATGCCAATTGTCTACCTCATGACCTATGTTCTCAAGATCTACATATTCACCCATAGTGATCTCGTCTAGATTGGGTATGAAAGCCATTTTAACGCCTTCTAACGTAAAGAAACGCTCATGACGAGGTTTACCATTCAAGATACTTTCTATGCCTAGACATATCTCTTTGACGTGCTGTGCGTGTAGTTTGTCATAATGCTTAATATCTAGATCGCAAAAGACACTCAACATTGTCTGCCTAAGTATGTCTTGATCCTCTACGCCTTCAGTCAGTTTTTGATATTTCTGTAATTGACCTAGCGTGATGTCATTTAATTCTGTGGGTACTATAACCTTGATCATAATAATATAACGTCTTAGTGTTCATATGTGCCATGACATGACAAAGCCACCTAATGGTGACTCTGCAGGCAAGGTCTTGCTAATAGTCCATTTCATTTATTTTGTCTAAACGCGCTATTCTGTTTCTAAGGGCTGTTAGCCTTTCGGACGCATGCTTCAACATTGCTATAGACTCCCGTTCTAACTCCTTGTCCTTCATTAGCTTCTCAGCCAATCTAATATACGCGGATAAATCTACCAATTCAGTTCCGCAATAATGGGAGTATTGAATCCCTTTTTTCATGTGGCTATCCATCACTTCTTTCTTGTTTAATACGTTCAACATTGTTTTCTATCAGGCGTTCTATCAAGATCTTGCAGGTGTGTAACTTGATATTCTCAATTACTACCTCATCGTCTATGCTCCTGCTCCATGCCTCGTCAAAGGCTCTAAGGGTTTCCCTGTAAAGTTCCTGCACCTCTTCGCTAAATACTCTCATGCTACTTCTATGTTTTTTTCTAACCATTCTAATACCCACTCATGCACATGCTCTTCCCGTACATACTCGGAAAGGTATTCAAATTGGCTTACATACAGGCTGTCTAAGCAGTTCTTGCCCCAATCTATAATGTCTATTTCATTAAGCCCATTCCGTACCACATAGTCCCACAGCATGTCTGTATCTAAGCCTTCTATGTACCACATGTTCTCTGCGAGTGCTACGTCTGTGTCCTCGATTTTTACGCTGATCCCTTTTGTCAATGGTTTAAAGCTAACCTCTATAGGCGCAAAAATTGTGAGCCACATGTCATAATCATTGCTTTCTGTGGCAACCTCTATAATGAGGCTGCCTTTCTGTATTGCTATATCTAACATCTTAATCTAATTTACCAAAGTCAATAGTAAAGTCATTGCGGTCAAAGCCACGTTCCTCGAAGCCGTCAATAACAGCGTTAAAAAAGTATTCGTTGGTCAATGATCCTTGTGCAATTTGGTAGGCACATGTCATGCCTTTCCATAATAGTTTCATGCCCATAACACAAGATCCCTTGTCCCCATGTTGTTCTACGATTGCTTCTCCAATCGCGTAAATGTAATTCTGCCCACCTTCTGTAATTGGGTTCTTGTAAAAAATTGTAACCATGCTTTCTAGTTTTTTGCTTGTTAATACTCTGTAAAGATACACAAGTTTTTTGAATATCCAAAAAAAGTAAGAAAAAAAAAGGGGGTATTTGACACCCCCCTAGATCTAATCCATGTATGTGGCTTTCACCATAGCGTCATACTCATTGTAAGAAACTATCTCCACGTCCTTATACTCTACGTCCTTACGATCACGTCCCCATTGCTTGTTGACATTCTTACCCGTAGCATCTTTGGTGTAGAGCATGTGTTCTACAGCCTGCTGTGGTGTGACACCCTCGTCTGCCCATACTGAGTTCCACCCCCAATCGTTGTGGTCCCAATTTAGATCACGCCACTTAAAGTTGATGTGGGTGCGTTTCACGCATGGTGTCTTTAGAGCCTCTGCGTCCATGTGCTTCTTGTTAGCCGCATAATACTCACGAATTGCTTTCAGCGCATGTAGTTGGTCATGCACGTTGTCTGCCTTTAGCAGATCTATAGCTAAGTTTTGAATCTCCTTCATAGTATGAAAATTATACTACAAAATCCCTAGCAAGGGATTCCGTAGCGTTGGTTAGCAAAATCTAAAAACGCTTCCCACTCATTTGTGTCCCACGTTACATTCTCCAATACATCGAATTGTCCCAAGCCCTTATCTACCCAAAGGTTGTAAACCTGTCCTTTGTACTTCACTTCATAATAGTGCTTTCCTGTGCTAACTTTTACTCTTACTTTCATGTCTTATTGTATTACTTGTTGTTGCATCATTGCTCTGCTAAGATACATAAGTTTTTTAAATACCAAAAATAAAACGTAAAAATTTTTGTTTTTTTTTATCGGATGCTGTACCTCCCGTAATTAGGACGTGCTAGCGTATTGTAAATAGAATAGCGCATAGCATCACAGCCATGATTAAAGGCGTCTATGGGCTTGTTAGTGACTCGTCCTTGCTTATCCTCGTGGTACTTGTAGTTGCGTAATTCCTTGATCAAGTTGCTAGACCTAGATGTTACATGAAGCCTGTATCTCCTGATCATGTCAATACCTATGTTGATGCTGTCCCTGCCCTTTGCTGTTGCTTTTACATTCAAGCCCCTTCTGCGTAGTTCGTCTATAGTCTTAGGCTCTGCACTATCACCCCATATAGGATCATACTTGCTCAGGTTCAATGAAGCAATGGTCTTGTAGATATCACTATTAGTCATGCCAACCCTGTAGATCAATTCGTCTGCGTATAAATCGTCCCCTTCTTGATACACCGCTATAAGAGCAGTAGGATCTGCGCTGTAGCCAAAGTCAAGACCATAGCCTACAAGATTAGCAGACGTTGGTATCTGTTGACATTCATTGTAGGTAAATATAAGTGACTTGGCTTGACCACGTTCCCCTAGACCATACACCCTCCAATAGTTCTCGTCAATACTCTTTAGCCGTTCTATTTCTGCTATGACGCTATCTTCTAGAAACGGGTTGTCTAGATAGGTGGTTTGATAAAAGTCTGCATCGTCACGCGTAATGACCTCATCGTATATCCAATGAAATTCGTCACTAGGGTTGTAGTCTATAATGATCCGTTCTGTGGTACGCAAAGACAACTGACGCCAATCTTCAATGCTTAGTTCATTAGCCTCATTAGCAAACAGGATATCACGCTTACGTCCCCTAATCTTTTGCGGTTGGTCCATGCCTATGAATTCGACTAGATTGCCATTCAAGGTGATCTCGCTGTTAGACTTGTTATGATAGTCCTCGTTATATAGACCTAGCTTCATAAGAATATCTATAAAGTCACGCATTGCTGATGCCCTCAATGAGGGGTAAGTCTTACGACATAATGTAATGGTCTTGCCTGTGTTCCTAAGAGCATAGGATACCACAAGCCATATAAGGATGTTGTAAGTCTTGCCTGACCTTGTACCTCCCTGCTCTACAATGATGCGCTTAGTGGACGCCTCAAGGTGTTTGAATACAACATTAGTCTGTATTTCCATCTAGTATTCGTACAATGATAGGCTCTGTGTCTGCACCTGTGATTTCTGTACGTTCTACATAGCCCCTGCTCTTGCCCTTTGTCTTTAAATAGAATATCGTAGCACTTGTGTTGCCATCATTGATCTGTTGGTGCAGTTGACTTTCCGCAAAGTCCAATGCTACGTTATCCAATTCTTGAGCCTGCTGTCTGTATTCTTTATCCTCGCGTAACCACCTGTAATGAGTTTCCCTGCTGATGCCTACATTCTTACAGGCAGTAGTAACCACACCTAGACTTTTTTCTAGGGCTTCAATCATTGCCTTTTTTCTTGTGTCATTTTTTGTCATCGTGTCTACTTTGGTTTCCATGCTTTAGAGTAAGGCTTATCAAGGTCAGGGTGTCCCATTACTCCCTGCGTATTGGTCAACCTTATAACCTCCTCACGTTCCATTTTAAGGCGTTTCATAACCTCTTTGACACTTAGACCGCTGTCTAACATGTTCTGTACTATACGCCCCATTTCTAAGACACCATGTCTACCCCTTGCTCTATTGTGTCTTATAGTAGACATTTGTTGATGTTCTTGATTAGTTGGTCTTAGTATGACTACAGGAACAAAGCCCTCTGTGATTGCATAGATCTCATCATAACCACTACATGTCCATCTATGAAAGCCGTCTACGATTGTCATATCAGGGTTGGCTACTATAGGTTGTGTCCACCCGTCCTCTTTGATGCTCGTCACAAGCAGTTCTAATTCGGGGGGTGCTACAGAATTGGGGTTGTAGTTGTTTGGTTGAAGTTCGCTTCTGTGTATCCACTTCAATTCGTCTAGTGGCATTGGTCTGCCATCACTTAGCGTTCTTTTTTTCATAGTATCTTTTTATATATTCTGCTGTTCCAAATTGATTGACTGCTTCGTCCCTTGTAAGACCTGCTCGTTTTCTAGCTTTCATTGATAGCGTTGGTACTTTTTGCAAGTTTCTTTCTTTACTATCACCTCGTATGGCTATCCTTGCTAAGAATTCCCATGATATACCTGTGAGTGGGCAGCTATCCTTCTCTGCTTCTGCTATTGGATAGTCTGTTTGGTTGGTGTGCCACTTCACAATTTTACGCATTGATCGTTTTACT